CTCTGTCAGGTCTCTGTTGAGGATCTGGGCCTGTCTCTGCTGAGGCGTTACGTTCTGGAAGAGCTGCTCGCCGAACCCTTTCTTGTTGAGATCGTCAATGGTGAGCGGTCTCTGTGGAGCGATAAACGGCGGCACATAACTGAAGGTCTTGTAACCCTCGCGCTCGATAGTGATACCACCCTTTCGAGGCATTACGCAGGGCGCGATCTTCTTGCTGCCGTTTCTATACTCGACGAGTACCTCCTCACCCGGGAAAATGTCCTCAGACACTCCGTTGACCGGTGCGGTAGTAGGGAAGTAGCGATCTCTTAAAAATGTTCTGTGTGTAGGCATTGCCTGAATTGCCGCCAGCATAGTGACGGTTCTGTAAATTAACGGTGTAGGCATTTCGATTGTCCTCCTTTTCTTACATAGCAGAGTCGAGGAAAATGCCACCGTTGCGGAGCGCTGCCTCGTCTGCTTCTGTGATAGTGTAGTCGTCGTCAACGATAAGGGCCTCTCTGTTGAAATGGCCGGATCTGTACGCTGTTGTAAATGCGTCGGCGCTTGTTGCGTCTACCTCGTCGCAGAGAACGCCGAACGGTGTGAGCGTCTCACTTTCTCCGGCTGCTGTGCCGAGAATAACGCATTTTTTTGTTTTGCTGCTCATTGCAACGACTGTGCCGCGCGCGAGAACTCCTTCTCCGCTCGCGATTGTGACGCCCACGGCGTCAACCGGGAACTTGCCGTCAATAAAAAGATTGTCAGTGTCGCAAGCTCCAATTTTCTGATCTGCTCTCATTGTGATACCCTCCTTATTTTGTTGGTGTTGTAGGTGCCGGAACTGCGCCACCGTTAGCGATCATAGCAGCGAGCTGGGCTACCTGAGCGTTTTCGTCGGCTGCCTGATCCTTTGGTGCAGGTGCTCCTGAGTTCGGTGTCGTGCCGACTCCGGCTGCTCCAGAGGCGGTAAAGTCGTCGGCGCTGTTCTGAATGTGCTGAGTTCCGAGCTGGGCCTGCTTTTTCATAGCCTTAAAAGCAAGCTCCTGAGCTGAGCAGGCTGTCGGTCCGTATTTAGCTTCCTTGATAAGCTCAGGATCTCCGACTGTTGCCTCGATCGTCTCGATCTCCTGCAGTCTGGAACGCTCGGCGGTTACGGCTTCGCTTGCTGCTGCCTCGCGGGCTGCGTTCTCAATCTGTGCTACGACGTCAGGGTACTGCTGTCTTAATTCTTCTGGTGTCATTTTGGTGTTACCTCCTTTTGGTTTATTTGTTGAAACGCTCTGAGTCGGAGCTGCTGGCTTCGGTGTAGGCGTTTTAACGCTGTTAATAATTGGCACATTGCCCGGGAAATTGCGAAAACCTTTGAGAGAGTGCAGCACTCCGTTGACGATAATCTCGTCTTTTTCTGAGCTCATGCACATGCTTGTCTCGCAGCCCTCGCGGATCGAAGTGCAAAAACCATTTTCGACAGCTTCGCGGCCGGTGTACCATGTTTCCTTCGCCATGATCTGTCGGATCTTCTCGGTTCCGAGGCCGGTTGCGGCGTCGTATGTTTCGGCTGCGGCCTTGTTGGCTGCTTCGAGTCTCTTATTTACCTCGAGCAGGGCCTTGTGGTTGTAATTTCCCACGAGTGTGAGCAGGGCCTCGTGTACCATAAAAAGGGCGCCCTCAGCGATTTCGCGAGTTTTGCAGCCCATAGCAATGATAGTGGCGGCGCTGGCCGCAATTCCGTCGATAACTGCAACGGTGTCACCGTTTAGCTCTTTGAGTCTGTTGCAAATTCCGAGCGCGGTGTATAAGTCGCCGCCTACGGAGTTAATTCGCACGGTGATTTTTGCCTTGTCCTTGACCTGAGCCAGATCCTCGAGAAAGCCTTCCGGTGTGATATATAAGCCCTCGACCGGTTCGCCGGTCCACCAGTCTGTCGGTCTCTGGCTCACGACTTCACCGTACATGGTGATCTCGGCCTCCTCGTCGCTTACGTCGACGATGTTCCAAAACTTCTGGGCTGCGCCTGCGGGTGGAGCTGCTGGGCCGTTAAGAACTCGCAGCGGGATTGTTTGCTTTTGCATGTTGCTGATCCTCCTTTAATGAATTTTGAAGTATAAGAGAGGCAATAGCCTGAGTAGCCTCAGCCTGAGCCTCTGGGGTGGTGCCGTTAGCTTCCGCGATCATTTCGTTTTCGCGTTTTAACTGGTTCATGTTGGCTTCCCACTGGCCGCCATTCAAGCGGATCGTACTCTGTTCGTGGGTGCTGTACCCGTGCTGGTTTGCAAGGATCTCGGCGCCGATTTCCTTCGTAGGATCAAGCTGTCCCTGAGACGGTCCGATCCAGTCACTCCCGAGCCATGCTGCACGAATGAGCGGATCACTGAAAAAGCCGGGTGCCTGAATACGTCCGAGAGCTACGGCCTCAGAGAGCCAGATCTCATAAATGGGCTTGCAAAAATCATTAGCAAACCACTCCCGGCGCATTTTGAACGCTTTCCATGCTTCCAGTAGTGCGGCTCTACTTGCTGAGTATGAGGCGTTGAACGATTTCAGGAGCAGATCGGCGGGGATCTCCAGCGCGGCGCCGCATTGTTCGCAGAGCGCTCTAATAAAAGCAGAAAAACCGCTTGCCGGTCTTGTTGGTGCTGCGAACTTGATATCTTCTCCCGGTTTCATTACGTTAATCGTTCCGGGGCCCATTTCGTAATCGTCAGGATCCGAAGGCTCTACCTCTGAGCCGTTTACTTCATTGAACGGCATTTCATCGGCGCCGGTGTCGGTTGTAACAAAAGCCGTAAAAAAGCTCTCGACGAGGGCAGCCATGAGCTCACCTTCCGTGTAACGCCTCATTTGCAGGAGCGGTTCAATAATCTGTGCCAGATATGTGACGCCTCTGTACTGCTCAGGCCTTTCAGACTCCATAACATGCAGGACATTAGGGAGCCCGGTTTTTTCTCCGTATGCCTCAACTCTGGTCCATTCGGTTTCGGCTGCTGCAATAATGTGCGGGTAGGTATTGCGAAAATAATACGCTTGTATCATTCCGCTGTCGTCAATCTCCACGCCGTCAAAGATCCGGTTCCCGTTTTTTGCCTTGCCTTCGGTAGAAAAGCAGTAGTACCCCGAGTTAATCAGCGGTGTGCTGCAACGGTCAGCCTCTACAAGCTGGATCCTGAGAGAATACGGGCACATAGGAGTCGGATCGACTCGCTTAATGAGTCCGAACACATCACCACTCATTAGCCAGCTCATAAGCGCGAGCTGCTGCATGGCGTAATAGTCATTTACTCCGGTAGCGTCGCAGGCGTTTTTCTTTTCGGCCCAGATCTTGAACTCGGCCTCTGTTTTTTCTTGCCACTCTTTTGCAGCTTCCTGAGACATTCCCAGACGTTTGGCGTCTATGCGGCTATTTAATTTCAGGCCGCAGCCTATGACGTTTGTACGGTTGGTCTTAATGGCAGAAGTAGCAACCGGCGCAGCCATATACAGCATACGAGCGCGTTGCCTTAGTGTGTCATTGTTGTGGTCTATATCCCATTGAGGGGAGGAGCTGCTTGCTTTGAAACTTTTCAGCGCCTTTTTCTTCCAGCTTGCGCCGGCCTCTGAATATCCATAGTTTGAAGCTCGCGGGGCTGCCGATCCCGGGCGCGCTTCTGGTGCTGCCGCCTGAGCAGGTGGCCCTTGTGTTTTTCTTGGAGTTACTTGCTGCATGTCTTTCGCCTCCTTACCAGTCGCGAGGGACAACTCCGACGGCCCTGCGCTGTGATTTGTTTTCGAGCGACGCGATCTCGTCCTCCATTTCCTTGATTGCATTGCGGATAGCTGAGAGATCTGTCTGGTATCTGGTGGCGTTTCGTGTTCCTATGCCATAGGACTGAACGCCGCCGCTGAGCATTTCCTCCTCGCGCTTATAATAAAGCTCGAGGCGAGTCTTTAATTTGCTGATTTTTTCAGCCTTTTGTTGCTGTCTCATGGTTCACCTCCTTACCAGTCGTCGTACAGCTTCGAGCCGCTGGAGCGTTTTTTCTTTTCTTTTTTCTCGACGGTTTTCAGCGGTTGTCCTTTGAGGCGCCTTTCTACTGCCGTGAGATCTGGATCCAGTATTCTGAAGGCTGCCATTGCATAGTTGCGGCAGTCAAGAGCCTCGTTGCGGTTGTGCCCCGGCAACTTCTCCCATTGCCACTTGTCGCCTCGTCTGGTTCGGACGAGTGACAGCTTTTCAGATAGTAAGCCAGAAAAGAAAAGAGAGTCATAACCGCGATCCTCTCCGAGTGGAAAGTGGCAGTATTTGGCTCCCTTTTCTTGCACCTTAATGGCGTTCATTATTTTACTTTTTCCGGCGTCTACTCCCAGAGTGTAGAGCCAGCACTTGCCGATCAGTTTACCGTCTATGACGATCTTCACCTTTGAAGGCGGGGCGGTGTATGGTATGCCGTCGCCGCCTTTTCCTTTTATGGCAAAAACGCGCTTGTTTTGTCTGGCCTTGCACTCGGCGTATACCTCCTGCGTAAAGTGGCCGCCGGAGTCCACGCATGTGAATGATACCTTCAGGCCCTTGCCATTCTTGAAGCGGTAAACATGG